CTTCAATCCTTTCTCTCTGAGGAGGACATAATAAGGCCAGCAGGCGTGGCCTTTGCTTAATATGAATTTATCCTCGCCTGTCATGATTTCATCGTAGAGAGCGATCAAGATTTCAACTGTTGAAAACGAGCCGGCGTAGTGATACCCACCGTTACTCTTTGAAAGTTTAATCGTATCCCTGCGAACCTGTTTACTCCGTTCATTTAATTGTGAATTCATGTATGACCCCTTATTGCATTCTTTTGTTTATCCATATCAAAATGCGTCATCACTAAAGCTACAACCTGAAACTTCTTCTGGAGCAATTCACGCACTTCTTTTAGAGCCTTATTTTCATCTGTCTCATCAGTCTTCATCACCGCTTGAATAATAAACATATTCATGCTAACTCCAGAATAACTTTCCCACACATGCCCAACTTGACCGTCTCAATAGCTTTGTTGATTTCGGTCAATGGATAGCGATGGGTAATGAGGGGAGCCAAATCCAATTTCCCTTCACGGTATAAGTTTATATACCGGGGGATGTCCACATGGGGCCGAGTTTGACCCCCCTCAGAATCCAACACCGTCTTTCCGCAATAGTGCTGGCGCATAGAGTGGATTGTGAGGGATTCGCCATGACGCGGTTGTCCTACAAGGATCAACCGGCCGCCCGGCCCGATGATCTTATATCCGAGTGCTATTGGTCCCGCATGGCCCGTACATTCCACAACTGCATCGAAAGCGGCAATCTCATTTATTTGCTTTGCCAGGTTGTTGAGTACGTCTTCCAAAATTTTTGCCTTTGGTGAGTAAAGAAAACTCCTTCCATTAATTGTGTGAGTCGCTCCGAACTTCCTCGCCATTCCCAATTTTTCTTCATGAATGTCAACGGCGATTATTAGATTTGCTGATACCATCTTCGCTCCCACAATAACATTCAACCCCACGCCTCCACAACCAATAACCGCTACGGATTGGCCGATCTTAAGCTTCGCATCGTTATTCACAATACCCAGTCCCGTGGTCACAGCGCAACCCATAAGTGCAGCTATTTCCATGGGAATTTCCTTGTCTATCGCAGTCAGTCGATTCTCACTCACCACAGCATATTCAGCAAAACACGCCACTGGACCTGCACCCACTTCCCTGTCTCCCCACTTGTATTTCGGAGGCTTCGCTTCGATACCATTCCCTTTCCTCCAATGCATAACCACGGGATCTCCTCTCTTAACCGTTGTTACGCCCGCTCCGATTTCCTCAACCACTCCTCCCCCTTCGTGACCGAGTAAGTGCGGAAGGTATTTGTCAGGCCCCGCAGCCCCAGTTATCTCAGCAATTTGCTTTCCGCATATCGAAGCAGCACGGACTTTGACCAACACCTCTCCCACACCCAAGCCAGGAAGATAGACGCTGATTTCATCTACGATTAAAGGCTTGTTTTGTTTTTTTAGAATCGCCGCTTTAAACTTTATTGTGCTAGTAGTTCTTTCTACCAATGGCAACCTCCTTTATTTTTAAACTCTTGTAATTCTCACATAATGTAAAAATGGCCTGCGCCACATCATTAGGATCAATGAGATCGTTAAAATCCTCTCGCCCCTGCGCCATATCTGTCTTCATGGCGCCGGGATAGACGTCGATTATTTGCGTATTTGAATTACACCGTAATGAACTTGTAAGGCCTCGAAGCCCATGTTTGCTCGCACAATAGATTGGTTCGAGAAAGTTTGGTTCCTTACCCGCCGCCGAATTTATATTGATTATTCTCCCGCCCCATTCTAATTTAAACATCCATGCCATTCGCTTCATCAATAGCATGGGCGCAATGAGGTTCGTTTCTATCACTTCTCTCATTTCTATGTCCCTAACCTCCGCAATGGGTTTCTTGGAATATGTCCCTGCGTTATTAATAAGTACATCGATACGTTTTTCCCACGCCATTTCAGCGAGCTTCTCGATAGTTCGGCTCTCAGACAAATGTCCCACAACAACATCGCATTCCACGTTCCATTCCCGCACTGCCTGCTCGACTTCTTCAAGCCGCTTTTTGTTTCGCCCGTGAATAATCACGTTATAGTTGTTGCGCGCAAAGGTCAGAGCAAGACTCCTACCAAGTCCTTTACTTGAGCCAGTTATCAATACATCGGCCATCTACCTAACCTCCTTCACCGTACATTGTTTATTGGGACAATATAGCTTGCCCCGCTTACCGCAACACCCGCGCCTCAACAACAACACCGTCCCACATGTTGGACACAGCGACTCATCACTCACCTGTTCCACCACTACAGGAGGCGGGCGGAATTTCTTTCTCGTCAATTTATCCAGTCTCCCTCCACAACACATTCACTCCCCCCACAGTTGACTCGCAGCCAGACTCTGAAGTCCAGCCACCCAACTTATCACGAGCCATGTTAAAAAGTAATCCGCTGGTGCGTATATACCGAACAGTTTCACAGGAAACATTATCAGCACGGCGGCCGCTATCCAGTGTCCAAGGCAGTAGCAACACGTTATAAGATTGTAAAAGAACATCGCTCCTTTGGGTTTGTATAATTTGATCTTAAGCCCCACAAGCAGTTGTGAGTGGCTAATAAAAAACGATATTGATGCCACAACCGTGGAGAGTAAAACCGCTTTAATCATTTTGTTTATTTTTCCTTTTCGATTTTTTGTTTTTTAAATTCAACGGATGTATAAAGATCCGCAACCCCTTTGGGTCCAAGACCATATTATCACCTTCCCTCTTAGGCGTTGTTAGATATTTGAAATATTCAGGTATGGCCTTTTTCGCTGCTTCCTCAGTGCGGTAGACGTCGTCGGAGAAGGCAGTATACTGAGCGTGGTTCAGCATCCAGTGACCGTGCCCTGCGAGTTGGTATATTTTCATCCCGCTATCACCCATGTCCCTTCGCATGACGGATGTTCTGGAAGCACGCCCTCCGCTTCTGCTACTGTATAAATTTTCCCGTTATATTCTGCGCAGATGTCGCAACAGTCAGGGTCTTCCACTCGCTCCAGGTTCTTAACGCCCATTTGAGCGTAGCCTTGCCGCTGTCCCTCGGTCAACGCATAGGCGGTTTCGGTACGGGAAATAGTTGTGGCCCTGCGTCGGTGCAACCGCCGTGCATACACTTCTGCCATCTTCCGCTGCGTTGCTGCCGTGTACTCAGGGCGCTCCAGAATCAGCATCTCATGATAGTTGGCCACAGCCATAATATCCTTCGCCGTCAGGCCGACCAAGGGCCTAAGTTCCATCGCAATTGCCTGTACGCTCTTGCCCTCGTTTATTCCCACTGCTATGTATTCGCTAATCGCCTTCATCGTCTCATTGGTTATTTCCACCACCAATTCCGCACTGTGCTCTGCAGTCCACGTTATAGCCTCCACGCCTATGGGATCAAAGCGTTCCTGTTTCTTTATCCGCTGACCCATAACGGAATTCCCACCGGCCTCAAGCGCCTCGAACAACGCCGGCTTCATTAACTCCTCGCCATGGGCACGTATCTCGTCCCAATCTGCTAGACTCTTGGCTTTAGCCGCAGGAGTCCGCCCTTTCATAGAGGAAAGTCCCGACTTCAGTTTCTTGGCCGTCCATCCCAGCCACTCATTTACCACCGGCATGAACTTCCGCTCATTCAATCGCATTAACCGGCTATAACTGCGTCGTGCCCTTTGTGCGCGCCGGCCTTTTGCGAGAATAATGTCCATTGCCACTTGCTGTACCTCGTCGGGCGTTGCTGGAATTGCAGTTTGGTATCTCAGCCTCTTCCCCCTTGACCTGATGGAAACAGCATGTCTGGTTTACTTATTAATCCGTCCATTCCTCCACATTGCGCCTCCGCTTTCTTTTTCCGTCTCTCTGCTTCTGCCTTTCGCTTGTCTAGCTCCTTCTGCGTAATCTCCTTTATAAATGCAATGTTACAGCCCGTCGACAGTGGAATCACTATGTTGTATCCCTCCTGGTCTTTAACCATCAAGTTAGGAAACAACTCGTCATACTGTTTGGCTGTTTCGTCCTTAATGTCGCCATCGCACACCAGGTTAATTCCCGGTTCCTTTAAACAAACTATTATAGGCATGTTTGTTCCCCCGGGGTTTTTGCACCGATCAGCTTGTATACCAGGTTGTTGCGAATTTTATGTCGTCTCTGCTCCCATTCGCCATAATAGCGATTGCCTGTCACTGGGTGCGAATAATGAGTTGTATGACGCATCCAGAAGCATCGCCTAAATAATCTCCATAAAAAGTATTTCATTCATTCCTCCTTATCGTCTATCAATTTTTTTGTAAACGGTGGCTCTGGCTCGGCAACGAGTCCACCGTGCTCCTCCTGCTTTACCCGCTCGTTAAAATCTTTGGGGCTCTCCATCTGACCATCCGCATATGCAAGTGTATACTTCGTGCATTAGCTGTTGTTATAGTCGTAGAATTTGTTGAGCAGGTAGCGCCGCAGGAACATAGCCTCGTTTCCCGACGGCATCGTCCGGCCGTCGAGCAGATCGTCAACATGTGTGGCGTTCCAATTCCCACCGAATGCGTTAAGCTGTACCACAAGCTGCGCCGTGTTGTACGCCTCCTTCCTTTTGTGTCTTCGTAGTTGTTCAATGATGTTTACGATTGATGGTAATTTTCCCATTTTAGTTACCTCCTTTTTTTATCTAATATTTTCTGGCGCCATATTAAATGGCACAAATCTTGCGGTGCCCCGAGCTTCGGTCTCCAGGGCATTTTAGCCAGGACGCAATCCGTACAATCATCCGGGTTCCACGCCTGCGGGTCCGTCGGCTTCATGTATTTATGTTGGTGCTTGCATTCATTTGCGTACAGAATCCGCAAATACTTCAGGCTCATTTTTAGTTTTAGTTTCATTGTCTTTTTTTGCCTCGATTCTTTCGGGCCTTTTTACCTCTCAATTTCTGGATTGCCTGTTTCGATAATTGTTCTTTCTCTTTCTTCGTCTCTATTTTGTGGGACGGCACCTTTACGGGCATGTCGCCTTTAGGAAGCGACGCCACCAATGCCATCAACCCAAACAAGGATTGCCCTCTCATTTCTTCGCCTCTTTCTTGGCGATTTTCATTATTTCAATGGCCAACTTTGGTTGACCCTTTATAATCATTTTCACAGCTTCGATTACAGCTGCTTTCTTCTCCATAGGTTCCTCGCCCACGGGCAGGAAGGTCGAGCTTACGAAATACTGGTTGCCCTCCGCATACGGCTCTTTGCCTTTCTGTTTAAGTATCTGGTTCGATGTCAGTGCTCCGAGGCCGAAGTATATGTTATCCCGCGCGGCCTCGGCATCAAGGTCCTCAAGGTTTAGCTCATTCAGTTGGAACTTGTAGTTTTCCACTTTTAAGCCCTGTTGGAATAGCTTCTTTGTCACTATCCGCTCCACCGTCTCCTCAAGCGGCATTATTACAGACTGGGCATAAATCTGGGATGCCCGATCAGCGAAGTTGCCACCGAGTGCCCCTATCTCCGCCACGCCTATGCGGTACGGGGGCATTGAGTAATCAAGCAGTATCTCATCGCGCAAGCTCCTCTGGTACAGCTTAAACGAGCCTTCCTTTATCTCGATGCCCAGTTTTATGTATTCGAACTCACCGTCCTTCGGCGGGTGTATGCAAAACGTCTTGTGCGACTGCTCCGATCCTTTCAATTCGACGTCGATGAAGTCGGAGATCTGCTTTGCTGTATCCTTGTCCCACCGGCCCTTTAATACAATGAGTGCCGCCGGGATTCCGTAGTTTTCAAAAAATGCTAGGTTATAATCCCGGACCCCTATCAGCCCCATTACCGCCCCTATGGAGGGCAGAATGTTCGGGGCTCCATAGTATTCGCTCTGTGGGTAGTAGTTTTTATAATAAATAAGCTCATTAGCCAGCACCGGCCTTTCCTTTTCTTCCATGTCCTTCATCTCTTTGAGCCCTTCCTCGTTTACCGGTTTCCCCTCTTTTAAGGTTATCTCTTCTTCTAGTCCAAAGCGCTTAAACCAGGCTTCTTCCTGGCCGCGTTTTTGGCAGTACTTTTCATGCGATGTATGGACATAGAACGTCTGGGCCGGCACATGCCACAGGCCGTTGACCAGATCCTTATCATCCCTACTCACTTCCCAGCCCCACCAACCGATGTAGCCCCAGTCGATTACCCCCCGTTCCAGCGTCTCTTCGAATGTCTCATCCCGATCGCCCCCACAGTTCTCTATGAAATACAGGATTCGCTCCTTCTCCTTCGGTGATTCTTTCTTCCCCTCCCTGAGTTCCAATCGCCAGCCCTGGCCAATCACATCCTTGGCTATCTGCTTGACGCACCGGTCGAAATACGCGCAATTGTCCTTTAATTCGAGCAGGCTACTGGCCTCGAACGGGTATGGCACTAAATCGTTTTGGCTGAGGAACGCCGTCTCCTCTTTCAACTGTTTGCTTGTGGTTTTTGCCTTCTTCCGCTCTGCGGCTTTTAGCACCGAAACAGGGAACAGTCCCTTATCAGTTAGGACAAAGACACCGCCCTGCCCCCAATTTTCATTTTCATCATAATTATCCGCCGCTCCGTCCTGTTTTACTTTTATTTTTTCCCGCTTATCTTCTGCCATATTATTCTCCTAAATTGAGGCTGTTTTGTTTGGGCTGGTTTTGCCAGTATGCTATCCGCCTCTTGGTTATCTCTAAATACTCCCCTTCCTTCTCAATGCCTATACATTTACGGCCTGTGTTGTGAGCCGCTATAGCTGTCGTACCAGAGCCGATAAACGGGTCTAGGACTATCTGCCCTTCTCTGGTTACCAGCTTAATCAGATATTCAAATAACTTAATGGGCTTGACTGTTGGGTGGTTGTTAGAAATTCTAGTGCTTTCTGGATACCCCTTGCCTCTATTTTTTCTTATACTTCTATAAGCCTGACCTTCCTTCTCCTCCATCCCCTCCAGCCCAGCATTCCTCTCCCCCCTGCTCGCCTTGGCACAATAGAAGAATCGGGAAGCCCCACCTGAATTGGTGTCTGGATAATTAGCTCCCACTTTACCCCCTAAATTTTTAGGATATATATTACCTGAAGAATGACCCTTGCCAGTTCCCGTTGTCCCATGACTACCCCTCAACACCCCACTCTGCTCATCCAGCAATCTTATCGGGCAGTCAGGATGGCAGTCCCAAGATTCGACTGTTTCGAGGCCATAAGAGTTACACGCTACAAGATGATATGACTTGGTTTTGTATTTACCATAAATATTCCCCTTTGCAGGATGCACAGTCCCGTCAAAATTTGGTCGCTGATTTCCTTTTACATCCTTCATCCCCACCTGTACACACTCGGGATGATGGCTCAAGATTACGTTGGCAGGGAACCGACCTTCCTTCTTAAATAAATCTATATTGGCTTTTTTGTATTTATCTGTTTCATAAACAGGCCTATAAGCCTCCTTAATCCCTGAACTAGCATATAGCGTATGTCCTTTTTGCTTTCTATTAAAATCTATTTCCTCATTCTGATACCCAACCCTACACTCATCAACATTGACCGCCCCGACTCCCCACTTCAGCACATTGTCGACATAGCTTCCCTCTGGTGGACGAACAGCCCATATAATACTTTCATACGCTGGTTTAATCCCCCCCACCTTGAAGCCATCCCAGTGTTTAGCGAGTTCGGTTGCGGGGGTTGTAATTGAATTATTATATTTTTTAATTTCCTCGTTTTCTCTCCAAGGTCGTTGCCATCCTTCATTCATTCCTGCATGTGACCACTTATGAGCATTGGGGCGAGTTGTCCCATTTGGTCTTACCTTTACTCCCAATATTTCTCTTTCCTTCCCCATCCTTTTATCAATCATCTTCCCCAAATCCTGTGCCTTCGGGAATCCACTTCCATATAAATACATAATTGTGTCTTTAATAACAAAGCCAACATCTTCTATAGCACAAGCAAGCCTATGGCTAGTTCGGCTACCCCCCATAGCCAATAAAGACCCACCGGGTTTCAATGCTCGATAAGCCTCCATAAGCCACCTATAATGGAAATCACCACCATAATCAAAATCCTTCTTTAGTTCATCTATCCCCTTGTTTTCCCTTAATGCTCGCAACTTCATCCAATAAGGTTTCATTAATTCAGGTCTACTTGTACCATGATTATCCACAGATATTTTCAGGGCTTCTTTCCATATATTAAAATCCCTCTTCTTTTTTGCCTGTAGGGGAAATTGTTCAAATATGCTTGTTAGTTGCATATATTCACTCTTTGCAACGAATTCTAATCGACATTTATTAGAGTGATAATAGACTTTTCCCCCAATTCGCTTCTTTATTAATTCCAGAATTGAGCTATCATCTTCCCTTAGCGTTATTTCAAATCGACAATAGTAATATTCCTTTCCATTCCTGACTTGTCGGTGAATATCAAAGTTACCTTCCCCATCAGCAAAGCCAGCTAACCAAGCACAAAATCGATGGTCTTTAACAACATCAGCCTTATCCCAAGAACGCCCCATAAAATGAAGTTGGTAGGGCGGATCCGTCACTATCGCATCCACAGAGTTCGGCTTAATCGCTTTCATAACCTCGATGCAATCACCTTTAAGATTCATTAAACCGCCCAATCCTCGTCCTCCCGGACTACCCTTCTTGGCTCTGGCTTTCTATTTCCTTGAGGTGCTTTGCCTAAAGGAGTGGCGCCACCACCCGATTCATCCTGCTCTACGTTTTTCTCTCTATCATCCTTAGCCCCCCTGGTAGTAGCCAGTGCTATCGGGTCAGGTGCCTGCTGTTCGTCGCTTATAGGGACGCTTATGGCTTCTCCCTCATTGGGTTTTTTCTTATCCTGGCCAGAGTGTACCGTCCAGGCTGGATACAGCGCCATCAGCCGATCCCTCAGGTGTGTATAAACCGGATACCTTAACGCATTTGGGAAATGATCGTTGAATTTCACCGGCTCTTCCAATACCTTGCCTGTCCGGTCTACCTTCCGCTTATAGCCTTCTATCTCGCTGTTCGCATTGGGAGATTCGCTGGTAGAGTAGAGCGTAAAACGATTAACACAGTCAATCCCGTCGGCAACAGACTTATCGCTTTTATGTATGTTAAATCCCTCATGGTATATCTCCTCAATGCGTGCCGGCTCTGCACTATCGGCATAGATCTCCCGCCCTCGATGCTCTTCAGGTATAATCTTTTTCAGCCTTTCCTTTAACTGTGCGTTGGTCATGCCAGTCTGGTAAAGCAGCTCGGTTAGGTAGAGTGCTTTGTTTTCCATATCGATGTCTATCTGCAACAGCGCGTTGGGATTTACGAACCCGAAATCCAAGCCGTAAATAGTCTCTACGGGATCGGCAGGTAATGCCGGTATTATTTGCAGCCGATGGATTATGCCTTTAATCTCAGCAAAAAGACCAAGGCCATATATATGCCAATATGTTGGGTCCTCCGCCTCAAGCCGCTCCAGCATTGCTACATACGATTTGGGGAGGAACTCGATCGCATCCTTGTACGTGCTGTGTATAACTTTAATGCCCTTTTGTGTTAGCAGCTCCTTGTTCACCCAACCATGCTTCTGCGTTGGATTGAGCGAGAGGTACATTTGGTTACGCTCCCCTCGTTCTTCTTTGCCACTCATCCGCAGCTTTAATATCATGTAATCATCGTAGCTAAACTCGTTTGCCTCCTCCATGTGTACGTAATTAAACTCAGTGCTCTTTATCTTCTCCGGATCATCGATACTGGTAAACAACCACCAGTTATTTTTGTACGGGTTGTAAATGGTGCGCTCGCTTTTGTTGTGGTTGAAATAATAATAGCTGCCATATTCTTTCATTAAATCTACTGCCACTCTATACGCCGTAGTGCGTAGCGCCGGTAGCGTTTTACGTGTAGTAAGTAAGTTTTTATTCTTCTCCTCGTTAAACTTCTTAATCATAAGCTGTGCGATACTGTGGCTTTTTGAACTACGGGCACCGCCGATATTAACAACCGTGGATTCCGTGGCCCGCGCATTCTGGTCAAATACGATAGTGACTTTAACTTGACGTGTTTGCGTGTACTGCTGTACTTCCATTATTGTACCATTCCTGGCAGTAATATGTTTAGCTGTATTGGTTTACTACAAAATGGGCATATTGTTTTCTTTAAATCTGGTGCTTTATATTCTGGTACAGAACGTGGAACTCTTACCAATTTTCCACAACACTCGCACTCTACTAATATTATAGGCATTTCTGGCGTTATTGTTGGTAACTGAGGTTTTCCCATATCCATAAATTCCATGTCCAGCTTTAAGGCTTCCTCTTTCAACGCTGCCATTATAAACTCATCTAAAATAGCCCTTGTTTTTATTTCTTTTAGTAGTGCTTTTTCATCCTTTGTCATTTTCCATCCCCTTTCCCATCACTGCCCTCCTTCTGCTTCTTTTGCTTAACCAAAATGTATTCTATCTTTATTGGTCCCCCACCATCGCCCATCATCTCATGCCGCTCCACCAACATGCCAAGGTGCTTGGCCAGTATCTCAATCACTCGGACTTTGTCATAAAGATCAAATTTGACTTTATCATAAACAGTCGTCTTTCTACCATCAGCATCCTCTTTTATAACTCGATCTTCTCTGATGCTTTTTAATGCTCGGCTTGCACCTTTTGGCATTTCATCAAAGCCTTTTGCCCGAATCGCTCCTGTATTAGGGTCTATATCTATATAATTTCTTAGGTCAGACTTCATCAAAAGAGAAAGTTCTTTCAATACCATGTCTTTTGTTATATTAGTTCTCTCTTCTCTTTTAGCCCTGTCTTTTTCTATTTCGTTCAAAACTCTAGTATTCCCTAGTAACTGTGACGCTATCTTATCTGGATATTTAGTTTTATAACCTGCTCTTCTTACACATTCTGTAGCATTTAAATTTGGGCTTTTCAAATATTCATCAACAAAAGCTCTTTGAGGCTTTGTTAAAATGTCCCTTTTCACTTTAACCTTCGCCTCAAAACAATAAAATTTTTTAATCTTTTGTGATTTTTAGAATGACAGTTTACACATTGAGTCAACCCATTTTCTGGATCAGTCCTTAATTCAGGTGCTTCAGCCCAAGGAATTACATGATGTGCTTCAAGATTTTCTTTGCTTCCGCAATCTACACATTTTCCTCCATCTTTTTCAATTACTTCTTTCCTCCAAAGTTGTACCGTTCTTGAGTCTCTCTCTACAATAGGGCCTAGTAGTTTTGCCCCAACTAGTTTTCTCCATTCCGGAAGATAATAATCAAGCAACAGGGCAAGCGCATATTTCCTTATTACCGAAATGTCATTCCTTAAATAATTTATAAAAGTAATCATCACTTCTTCTGAATCAAGCTCAACTTTTATTCTTCTCATCTTCCCATACATTCCGATATGTTCCCCTAATTCCTTCAGGGCATATAATTTTTTCATCGCCACTCTTACAGTGCTATTGGACAACCTCTCCATCTCAGTGCTTCCTGCCCGCCAAGTCAAAAAGATACTCTTGACAGAATCGCTCGTGTTGATCGTTTTTTCAGCTTCCCCAAGAAAACAACCTCCTGAGACAGCACCTAAGCGATGAACTCGACTTACCTAACCCTCTAGTATTCATCATTTTCCCTGTTAGCATTATTTCCTCATGCCATTCAATACACCAAATACTTTCCTGTTAAAGAGATTGGTTAGCTTTTGAATATCGTCTCGTATAAGAGTATGATCTTTGTCATTGTTTTTCTCCACATTATCTACAGCCTCTTCTAACGTTGCTATCCTTTCACCATGCTTATGATAATCAACTGGAGGGCTGGGGTTATAGGGATTATTATTTTTCCTTTTGTAATATGCTCTATAAAAAAATATTCTTTCAATAAATAGAGAACCTACGCCTACAACAGCCACAACTGTCAAAGGATTAACTTCCATTAAATTCCTTTCTCTTCTGAATTAAGCGTTTACCACTATAGCCTAATGTACCGGTGGTCAACCAGACTGCGTACGAAGGAAACTGAGGATTCGGATGCAGGTAAGCATAGGTAAGCAGGGCTGCCCAGATAATCCAGGCAACGGCAGTATGAAGGTCAAACTTTAATTTGCCAAAAGCAGCCCCTTTCTCTACGTAGTCCATTCTTTCGGGTTTTAATTTCTTAGCCATCATTAATCTCCTTTTACTTTAAAGGGATCACAAATTTTATAATCTAATCCTCTATAATTTAAAGGCCTCATCTTAACAAAAGCATTGTGTTTAATGGCATCGGAGATTGTCTTTGTTTTAGATCCTCCACCGGATGCTCCAACCATATGCTCTTTGTCAACCATCATCTCGACATGAATCGCTTTGTTGCCGTTGAACCAAAAGACGAGATTCCCAGCTTTTGGTATAGCAGGAAACTCTTCCTTAAACCAAAAATAAAGATTGTTAGCGGTCATATCTATATTTGGTCTTATGAGGCCGACTGATTTGAGGACTTCGACGATTAGACCTGAGCAATCGAATCCACTCGGATCATCGCCAGCCCATAAATAAAAATGACCAATCCATTTTTGAAGGTATATTACGGCTCGGCGTCGAGCACGATATAATTGGAGGGGACTTTTTGGTATAAAAGACATTGCCCTATTAAGAATAAATAGGGTATTGGAAATGTTATGTCAAGGATTTACTTGATTTATTTTTACAAAACCCCCTGTGCCAATCTCTTCTCACACATATCGCAATATTCCCGCTTAATATCAATGCCGATATACCTTCGCCTCATTTCTTTGGCTACATACAAGGCTGTCCCAGCACCGGCAAAGGGATCGAGGACTATACCGCCTTCAAATCCAGCGTTGCAATCACAGGAAGTCCAACCGATTGTTTTAGGTGCGGGTGGACTCTCATAGCCCAAGGAGCGATAATACTGCCTTCTTTCAGCCAGCTCTTTCATATTATGAGCAGTTTTTTCAGTCGCCTTTGTTTTACTTTTTACTGCACCATAACCCAAGATTGATTCCGTTATCCTCCCTCTCGCCTTCCCACATTTCTTACATACTTCTTCCGGACACCCCGCCTTAATCGGCCTCTCGCATAGCTTCTCTGGAAATACAGCAAAATGAGCTTCGGGGAATGGTTGCGTGTTTATCTCAAATACATCACCTGGATTTTTGCCCGATTGACCTTTGTTTATATTTATGTTATCATTAGCTTGTAAGGAACCATTATGGGAAGAAAAAAAGGTAGCCCAAACAAAAAGGGTAAATTGCAAATCGTTATTATTAAATGTGATTTTTGCAATAAAAAACTTACCAGATATAAAAGCCATGTCCGCCCCCACAATTTCTGCTCCATGAAGTGCATGGGTAGATATATGAGCATCAATAGAACTGGCAAGAATAGCCATACATGGCGTGGTGGTCAAATCGGATATAAGGGATGCAACTGGCGAACTCAAAGGAAACTTGCTCTTGAGCGTGATAAATTTACTTGCCAAAGATGTGGGAGGAAAAGCAAGGTGATTCTTCATGTCCACCATAAAATACCTTTCAGGAATTTCAATTCTTATTTGAAAGCCAATCAGTTGGAAAATCTTATAACCCATTGTGTCCAGTGTCATAGAATTACTGATGGATACCTTAGACTTACTAAAATCCAAAAAGCACCCTCCGTTAAAAGAACCATTATCTGTAAAAATTGTGGCATTGGCTTCTGGAGTCAAAGTGGGACTGCAAAAAGATGCGCTATCTGTAGTCCTCGAAGGAACAGAAACCGCATTAAGATCAAAAAAATATCTCTGGCTTTTGCTGAATAAAAATATGTACTCCCAACGATTACTAAACCTATCAGTAACACTCGATGGCATAGAATTCCTTTTGTGCCAGATATTCTTGTTTCTCAATATCCATCCATTCTGGATTAGAGACCAAGCAAGGCGTTCTGGGATCATGCACAAAGATTTTGGCTTCAAATAAGAATGCTTTTTTATATTTTGAGGACGCGGTCCATCGTAAAGCATGGGCCTTGAAATACTTATGCTGGCCGGAGTCCGATAATCATTTGTTCCGCAACCAGAGCCAAAATAAGTATCCCCAATCACAATCCATAGTGTCCCTTCCTTTTTCAGTACTCGCTTGACCTCATTGAATATCTCGGTTAGATGCTCGATATAAAATTCAGGGGTCGGTTCGAGTCCGAGCTGACCTTTCCAGGCTTGGCATTTAAGGCAAGATTGATAATAAATTTTTCTATCTTTATAATTAGCTACTTTTTGGCCTTCAGAGGGGAGACCACCTTGAGCGCCCCCCTGCCATCCTCCAGAAGCATTTTGATTTTTCCAACTTTTGCCTAACCACTCATGCTCACAATCCTTATCTCCTCCAAATATCTGCTCGTTGCCATAGTCTCTCAATCCCCAATAAGGTGGGGAAGTTATTACCATGTCAATAACTTCATCAGGCATCTCCTTCATCACTGATAGGCTATCTCCACAGATTACTTTCCCTATAAAAGATTCAGGCCAGTTCATTTCTTCCTATTCTCCCATCTTTTCTTATCACCTCCTTTACTCTCTTTATACGGATTAAGATTATTCTTCATCAAAAACTCAATCAGCGCCATTCTGGTTATTGAAGATATCGTCTCTTTTTTATGGCTACAATGTCTCTTGAGATTCTCGTGAAGTTGGTTAGGAAGAAAAACATGAATTTCTTTTTCCATTATAATCTTTGGTTCCAGCTTGATCCCAAATTTCGTGAAATAATATCTAATTGCCCGACCACCCACTCCAAATAATTTACCTATCTCTTCGCAGCTAAAACCGTCAATCAGATATTTCTGTTTCAGCCAGTGTCGATTTTTATAATCTTCCATCATTTGTTCTGATATTTCTTATAATAATCAGGATTCTTTTCCATAAACTTCTTGTAATCTCTATTAACTCGACATCGCCAGCACTTGCCGGTTCGAGTGTAGTTAGTCAGTTTATCACCACATACCGAACATTTAGGATTTGTCTTAAAGAATGCTTCTCGTTTCTTCTTCCATGCTTCGATGTTACCGTGGCTTATCTTTTGGGTTTTAGTCATTTCTTTTCTTCAAGCATGGATAATTTAAATATGCGCAAAATGCTTCTCTTGATATAATTTCACCATCCTTTGTTCAATCCATCTATGAAATGATGATGAGCAAATTACAAAATTTTCATTTCTATTGTCTGCTTTATTTCCGTTTATATGATGAACAAGCTCTCCTCTTTTTAAACATCTTCCAAGAGCCTTTTCTGCCATTAATCTATGTTCTGGATATGCAAGGTCTTTTCCTGAATGAGGGTGATTAGGTAAATAAACTAAAACATATCCTTGAGTAGTAATCCTCTTTCCCCCTTTCCAATTAACTGCATTTTTACCCTTGTTAGCATTAGGATTCTTCTTCCTCCATTCCTTCCAGCCTAGTCGCATTTTTTTACATCTTTCCGTTCTTTGCCTGAGTAGATGTTCTGGATTTTTCTCATAAACAAGTCGCATGTTTTCTGATTTACTTCTCTGTCTAATTCCATGCTTTTTGAGCCAATATCTTATTGTCCATTCGTGAACTCTAAGTAATCTTGCAATCTCCTTTACGAATAATTTCTTATTGAGATATTTATTCTCAAGCCATTCTTTATTCCCGTATCGCTCCTTGGTGAGGTTCATTCCATCCTCCTCAAATCAATAATTTTATTAACGGAATGACGATCACAAACATCACAGTAATACCAGCACCTATCGTAAATCCTATAAACACGCCGTTGAACCAGCTCTTCCTTCTCTGCTTCTCAGCTAGTTCATATTTCTGGTCCTTCTTCTTTCCTATCACCTTTAGATTCAATATCTGATCTCCCAGTTTCCAAGCCACACCATAGAGATTCCATGATACTCGCTCCTGGAAATGTAGAGCCTCTTCACTCTTAGATAGAGCAAGAACAGCCTCATTATATTTATTTTCTACTAAAGAGAATTTCTTCAGCCTAGCTAAAATCGACCTCGCGCATACTTCTGAAAATAGAATCCCATCTTCTGTTAATTCGACTTCCGCACATTCTAAGATTATCCTGATGTCTTCTACGAGTTGTGAGGGAGGGAGTTCTGCTGCGACTGTCTCTACTTCAGCTTCCTCTTTTTCTAGCTCTTTAATCCTGAGTTTACTTTCAGCTATTTCTGCTTTCAAGGCGACTACGACTTTTTCATTAGCTTGCACTCCTTTGAAATATTCATTGACTTCTTCTTGTAACTTGATATTCTCTTCGGTCTTTTCTGTAATCTCTTTATCAAGCTTTCTTATTTTCTTTTCATGAATCGCATCAGAACAAGTCCGACCTACCCACAAGATTCCGACTATGAGGACAAAGACTATAAAGAGCTTAAACCAGTTTGCTTTTAGCCAGTTCATGATTTCTCCTCCTAGTTGATATTTCCCCTTACATAGCGGTCATACATTACGATAGAACCAGCAGTGGCAACATTCAGGCAAAAGTCTTTTGGACTTTTTATCTGAACAACAATGTTCTTTTTTAATATCACATCTGGTAATCCACTATCCTCTGGCCCTAATAGATAAATTGATTGTTGGGGATGCTCCAATTTATCAAGGAATCGAGTAGCACCCTTGTTTTCGATGCAAACCAATCTAGCATTATAAGGAATGTTCTCTTTAAAGTCATCGTAAGAGACATAATCGAATAATGGGACGTGGCGATAAGAACACATGGTATCACTTGCTTGTTTTACATATCTTTTACCAATCGTAAACATAAAAGATGCCCCAAAAATATAAGCACTCCTCCAAAGCGTTCCTATATTTACACTTGCCTTGGGATGGTAAACCCCTATTCCAAAATATCCACGCATTTTAGTTGACATAATTTCCCTCTAATTTCATACCCTCCCTCCCTCTATTTTTCTAATCGCATCTTTGAGACTGAGCTCTCTAAACTGAAGATGCCTATATGCTTGCATGAGTTTCTTTTTTTTCTTCTTTTTTTCTGCTAGTTGACGATAAGTAGCCATCTCGCCTTGTGTTTCATTTAATAATTCTTGTAATAAATCTTTCATCGTCGTCATTGTTTCTCCTTCTTTATGCCAAGGGTAGCCGTATTCTTTGTCTGCCATTGATATACCTTGACGCTCACGCCTTCTTTTCTCAACCCGCCTATTCTACGAAGAGCAGAACACAAAATGCTGATTTCGTGAGGCCAGTTCTTAAACTGTTGTGGCTGTGCAGGCTTTATTATCTTTGGATGACAGCGTTTGTTTTTGTATTCCAGTAATCCCCAACCTGGGGGTAGCTCAAAGCCATACGCAATGCCTTCGGGGGCTAAGTAATATCTGAGAGTTCCCATGCCAATACCGCTCCTATGTGGCTTTTTTCTGTCTGAAAGAAAATCAGGGCGTGAGGCCTTGCACTCAATTAGCGTGGTTGTACTCCCATCATCCCATCCAATAGCATCGGGGATTTCACCACTATTCCATAATCCCATCCCAGACATTTCGGTTATGACTATACTGTGACTCTTGCGTAACCATCGAGCTGCCGACTCAACTAGGTCGTCGTGTGTTATCTCCCTCATATCCTAGCTCCTATAATCTTCTAGGCTATAAACTTTTACTCTCGGCCTCCAGACCATTTGCTTCCCGCCTTTCTTCAGCTTTATTTTCCTCCAGCCCCAGAGTTCCAGGTGACCGCTGGCCTTCAACCATTCGGGAGCAAATTCATTCTCAAGGATCTTTCTGTTATGCGTGGCAAAGGCCTGTCCGCAGCTCTGAATTCCGCAGATCGCGTCGTGCTTTATCGCTATAATATCTATAATTCCAAAGAGGTCCTGCGTGATCCCGAACTTTCCTACATATGGATTGAACCTCTCAACGATACCACAAATAAAGCCCTCCTGTCTTAGGCTTCTTAGCGTTCTTTGGGTCGGTGATAACCCGCTCATTTCTTCTCCTCCACGAGTGAACGGATGAAGCTCATGGCTTCCCCTATTTCACCATTTGAAATAATATCAATCATTTCCATAGTCTTTTCTTGTATCCACTCCTCGGTAACTTGGGGTTTCTTTATAAGTGCCACGATTTGCAGATAAGTTTGTTCCGTCTCGTAACACCAATTTTCCGTCTCACATAGTTGGTGCATGGCATCTAATAATCTCAAAAGCTTCTCTTTATTCATTCACTCCTCCTTGGTTCTTTTGCATAAT